CTTACAAAAAGCACAAGAAACACAAAGAGGAGCGTCTGCTTTGGCGGACGCTCCTCTTGCTGTCTCAGACTATCGAATTATTTCTCAGGTTCCTGTATGCTGCTTAGAAGGTCAGATGCTCCAAGCAAAGTTGTGCTACGGGCAGAATTTTATGCGCGGTATCGTTGCGCAGGTATTTAGGATTAAGGTGTCTGAGTCCGAACCGGACTCGGTCAAGCGCATCGGCATCTTTGAGAATCGTATACAGCAGCCAGATGCGGTCAGCGTCCGGCAGAGAAAGAGCCTCTAAATCTCTGCGAGCGACAGCATCATCGAGGCAATGGTATTCGATGAGAAATCCAGTGCCGGGATTCTCGGTCATGTGGTCAGCGGCATAAATGTCACGGGATGCCTTGCCGTGGCTGTCGTCAACACCATCGTTTGTACGACCGATGTCGTGGTAGATGACGGCATCCATCAGCATCTGCGTTTCCTCTTCGGAAAGCATAATGCCATCCATCTCAAGGAGAAGAAGCGCGTTGAACAGCACACGCAGCGTGTGCTGGGCATCGTGCCCAGACCCATTTGCATCGAGTTTGCCATGAACTGCATACAGATGCCGAATCTCTTCGCGGCCGGCCTGGTACAGGGGCATGATTTCGAGAATTTCTTCTTCGACAGATTCTAAGCCATACAGAGTATCGACTTTTACAGATTTCACGGCAGACGGCAAAATGACAACTTCCGCCTCATTTCTTTCGGGGAAGAACTCAATGATATCATCCTTCGATACCTCTGCCGATACGATAGTGCTGTCTTCAGCGCTCGGCAACCTGCAGGCAAAGAAACAAGCTGCTTTGTAGCTGACCGTCCACGAGAAAGACTGCGTATACGGCGTTGATTTGCTGCCCTCTCCGCGATAAACGGTAATTGTATCCGGGAACTTCCGAAGCTTTTCAGCAGTTTTCTTCTTCTGCTCCTCAGATTTACCGGACAGGACTTTGCGTATATCGGCTTCGTTTAGATTCTTGAACCCATAATCGGTCAATTTGTAATAATCCATAAAGAGGTCGTACAGTTCCGTTGAGGGCTCTGCGTTCTTGATATACTGCGAGAGCACCGAAACTCTGAAACTGTCTTCGAGAGAAAAGAGATACGACCGAATCCGCTTGACATTCCCCTCAGAAATTGCTTTTGCTATCGAGAGAATCCGATTTTGAAATGCTTCATCCGATTCGTTTGCAACAGATAGGCGCTTGTCGCCGTAAATCTGAAGATTCAAGACAATCGGGATGGTAGGATTTTGAGGCTCGCAATAATAGAGCGAGGACAGGATGTTGTAGGAGGCATAAATGTTCTCAATGGGAAGAAGCGGGTATTTCTCCTGAAATTCCCCGGCAGTCATGCCGACGGTATAGCCCTTCTTCTTGAATTTGGCGAAATCCTTTTTGGTTTTCACTTCCGATAACGGTAGCAGATTATTGAGGTTTGCCCGGTTGGTATTAACGAGAATGTCTCCGATAGTCATGAGTTTGGCGCAGGAAACCCGCGACTTTAGTCGTGGGAGGAATGCGCCCTTAGCTCCTTTCCGTGATATAATTTGTCGCTGCTTCCAGCAACATTAGTTTTTTGTAGCTTGCGCAATTCGAGATAACAGTTCCATCGTATTTTTTGAGGGCAAAATACCCACTTGAGCGTCTGCCGGTAATGAAACATTCCTCGCCGTTGTATCGGACCTTGTCCCAAAGGCGGAAACCTTTCACCAGGTACGGAGCCTGATTCTTCTTGCGGATGCCGCCATTGAGGATTTTCGCCTTATGAATTTGCCGGTTGTGATGACGCAATGCCCGCGTATAGAGCATCGTGTCGCACGGTTTTGCATTTGGAGCCTTGGCAATACAGCGGGCATCGTTCACATGGCTTTTGGGAATTTTGTTCTTCTCCCGCAACAGCTTGGTGATGTACCCGTAGGTCTGTTTGACAGGAATGTTCAGTTCATCCTTCAGTCGTGCGAGCAGCGTGTTGCGCATGATGCCCATGAAGGCGGCGTCGCGCAGCGGCTTGCCGCGCTTTTTGCCTTTGTCCAATGTGATTTTTCCCTCGTGGAGTGCCTTATGGCATGCCACACATAAGGTAATCAGGTTGTTAGGAGCATTGCCTCCAACATGACGGCTCTCCAGATGATGAACGTGCAGCCGAACTGGCTTCTTTTCTGTCGGGTGGGCACCGCAGCATTGGCATGTATAGTTGTCACGTTTCAGAACGTACTGGCGAACGTTGTATTCGTCGTACATCTCGCCAAGCTGATAGTCTGTCCCTACAGGCAGAGACTTTCCTTTAAGCATTGCTTTCAGGCGTTGTGTGTCAAATTCTGCGGTTTCCACTCTTACAAGAGTGACAGGCAAAATTCGGCAGATACGCTTAATAACAGTAATATGCTCTTGAATCTTTACTTCTACTGAAGGAGCGAGCCACCCTTTATGCTTGCTGTGAACGCGGTTATCAAATCTTGGCGCACGGTAACGAGTCTTGCGATTGCGCCTTGAACGACGGTTCTGTCTGCGCGTGGAAAGCAAATCTACCACATCGTTGCGAGGAGTAAACTCTTCGCGGTAGAGTTCGCGCTTTTCTGTAGATGCAGACAAGCCGACATGCTTGCTGCCAGCATCAACACCAAGAGTGATGGGCTGTTTGTATCCTGCACTGCCGTACAAGAGCTTAATAGTAAACGGTGTGCGCTTTACAACGCATGCTTTTTGCTGCTTTAACAGCAGACGAGCCTTTCCGGGTGAGCACGGCATCAAGGGCTCGCCGTGCTTGTTAAGTACATACACATATTGCATGATACCATGCTCCTTTCGATAAATTAGCAGCCAATAAAAAGCTGTTCTCTCCTCCGAAGAGGGTAAAAATCCTTCCCCAAGGTTATAAACGGCTTGGTACAGCCACACCTGTCGGCTTTGCCTCAGCTTTACGTGATGTGTTGTTGTCTTAGAGCGCACAGCTAGGATTTACACCATGCGGTAACTGTCTATTCGCTTATAACGGGGCACAACTTAATGTGCAAAGGGTAGTCAACATATCCTTGCGGACACTTCTAAAGCACGGACTTGCCGGAGCAAGCCCGCGACTTTAGTCGTGGGTTATTGACGTGTGTATCTCCGCTCTGGACGAATTTCTTTGCCTCAATTATACCACATTGCGGGTGCTTTTTCCATACAGGAAAGGCAAAGGGCAAACTGCAAATGAGTTGAGGGATTTGGTCCATCTCATTCCCAAAAAGTTGGAAATACGGACACTTTTGGGAATTGAGTTACAGAAAATATGGACAAAAACTGCATCTCCTCCGAAAATTGCGTAGCTGCTGGAACTCAGGGGAGCGGGGAAAGTCAAAGCGTAGCTGCTGAGGCGTAGCTGCATACAAAGTGAGCCTAATTTTGAGAAAAAACTTGCAAAAAGTGCGATTTGTGGTATAATACATTATAGAAGGTAGGAGGTATAGACTCGACGGTGTCATCGATGATGACCTTGTAAGCCGGTGCGGAGTAAACACCAAAACCTTCGACCCGTCAATGACGGTTGCGGCACTTAGATGTGCTGCGCTGCAGAGATGCAGCTTCCTTCTTTCTATCAAAGTGAGAACCCCTTGTACCGGTCATTCGGTGCGAGGGGATTTCTTTTTGCTTTTTATGCTTGCGTGTTTGTGCGAATTGCATAGAATAAGAATTGTACAAGCGGAAATGGGTCTGGCGGGTTCTCGAACCTCTTTCTCTTTCCCGCCGAACAGAAAACCTTCCTTTCTAAGTGCGATTTTTTGCATATGCCATCGTGTCTGCCCGCTTGTACATCCTATCCTGCCGGTCACCGCCTTTGGCTGGCAGTTTTTTACCGTGGCTGCGTGTTCGTGGTCACGGTTTTTCTTTTGGTTATTTCGCAAGCCTCGCTGCGATAGGGACGACCATCCCCATATGACGTGCGGCGGGTTGTGGGGGACTACACCCCGGATAATAGCGTTCAGAACGGAAACGGCACTGAAATCGGAGGAGCACACTATGGGTTGAATACTGCGAAAAATATATCATGGAATAAAGCCACTAAGCGCGAGGAGAATATGCAACCGATAATCAAAACTAACGCCTGGTATACGCTGGTGACAGGCAAAAGCGAGGTCATCAACGCATCGTGGTGCAAGAAGCAGCTTGCCAGGATTCTGAAGAAAAGTACCGATGCAATCATCCTGTTCGATGTTACCGGCAGCTATGCAGCGCTTGTCTTAGACCACGACAGGCTCATCCCCGGACAAGTGCCGATGGCAGTCAAGCAATATAAGTCCACTCCGGAAGGCTTTGTCCTTGCACATACCGTCAAGGTCGATGTCGAGGATTCGCAGGAACCCCGGCTTCTGGTTTTCGATGTTAGCCGCGTGATGGCGGTCTCGTGGAAGAAAGGCATTGCCGCTATTACGAAAATTCTGAAAGTCTGGATGATGTGCGGCGAACCGCAAGCAGAACCAATCTGGCTGTTCCTGAACATCGACCCGTATGGTTTCGAGTTGTCGGATAGCGAGGGATGGGAATGCCTGGAACGCATTGTTAAGGAAAAGGAGTTCAAGGTAAAACCTGTCTTCCTCACTAAGGGCAAGACTGAGCGAGAAATCAACGAACACCTGCACATCAAGGCGTAACGGCGGAGAAATCCGCTAACTGTCTTTTCAAAGCGGCCTCCACGGGGCGGACAGTGGGCAACAGCTTTTGCTGGCGAACAGCTTTCAAATAGAAAATCAATATATCATAAATTACGGAGGAAATACTATGACTAACGAGCAGCTGAGAATCGCATTGGTTGCAAACGCCGTTACCCGCTCGAACCGTATCGGTTTCGACTTTCAGGACCCGGCAGGCAAGACTCTTGACGAGTACACGAAAGAAGCCATGATGCAGTGTGTCCGTGTCGCGCAGAAGATGCGTCAGCCGGGCCTTGATAAGGAGTTGGCTGGACAGGTTTTCCCCATCTACACCATCGGGAACTGGGCTCGGGAGAAGGTCGTCTATGACTTCGACAAGGATTTTCAGGAACTGCTGATGGATACGGACGACATCGTCATCCACCACGAGATTCTCGAACGCCTCGCATTCAAGGACTTCTATCTGCCGCTGTATGACAGCAAGGATTACTGCGGTATGTTCGTACATATCGAGTTCGAGCCCAAGACCAAGGATACGTTTATCGGCATCGTGTTGGTCGGTGGCGTTGCGAATGAGAAGGAGAACTATGCGTTCCTGTCTCTGCCTGCCTGGATTAAGGAGGGACAGACGCTGACGGAAGCAACTCGGAGCACAAAGCAGTATATTGAGAAAGCTGCGAATCAGCGCTCTACCACCGATGTGGCGGTCCCCGATACGATGGAGGAGATTCCTCCCGTCTACAACGAGGGCACACCGTATGTTCGCCTTGCAATGCTCTGCGCCTACTACCTCGCGAGCAAGGGCTCTGATGTACACCTCAATCCTATCAAGAAAGAGGACCGTCAGCCGTTTATGTTCAAGGGCAAGGCACAGAGGGTCAATGTCAAGGTCTTTACGGTAGGAGACCATGTGGCAGAGAAGTACAAGAATGAGGGGGACGGGAAAGCACCGCGCTGGCGTCACTACTGGGGCGGAAACGGCCGCGAACGCCGTGAGTGCAAGTTCTCGTTCTGAACAAATGACAGGGGACTGCTATGGATATAGTCAATGTCTGTACGGCGGGACTGATGCTGTCATCGGCTGCGCTGTTTGCGGGAAACGCTGTGTACGATTATAAGTTCGGGAAGAAAACGACGGCGGCTATCCGGCAATTTGAGAGCGGGAAGCCGTCTTCTGTCATCGACGATGTGTTGAATCAGACTCTTCTCGTAATTGCGATTTGTACCGGAATTGCGTTTGTTTTCGAGGAGCTCGCCTTACGCCTTCAAAGCATCGAAGATGTGCAGGCGCAGTACATGGTGCAGTTCAGCCTTAATGTCTTTATACTGGTCAGCGTTCAGGCTATGATGTCTATCGCGTTCCTTCTTACTGCGTCCATCGTGGCAATGTTCAGGCTCAAGCGGAGAGGACTGACGAAGTTCACCATCATGACATACCTCTGCAAAATCGCAGAAAACCTCGCGGGCGTGTATGTGCTTGTCAAATTGGCTGTCAGCTACTTGCAAGCGATTTAATATCACCTAACATCGAATAAATTTATAACATTGGCTGCGCAGGATAAGTCTTGCCGCTTACAAAAAAAGGAGAACACCATGAGCACTGAGTTGGTCGCCATTGAGCGCATCACGATTCGGAAAGGGGACAGCAACGCGGACGATATCCGCAGCTGCCTCGCACATTATCTGCTTCAGTTTATCAATTCCGCCAGCATTGAATCTCTGTCGATGCATAAGCTGAGCATCAAGTTTGATGGCAAGACGGTATTGTTTGTTCAGGACAAGACCGGCGGCGTGGGCTTGAAAGGCCTTGACACCGACTGGCAGCACACGCCGGAAATGTCCGCAATCCTTGACCAGTTGGTGACGGATGTGGATGTTGAGGTGCTCCTTTCCTATGAGATGATTCACTTTTTCAGCACCGAGAACTTCTACGGCTACAATTTCTGGAGCGAGGTGCTGCAGGAATACGGCTGCGAGGCGGTTCGCTACAAGGGCCTCGAATACTACGATGTGGAGAGCAATGTTGTCATGCTGTCCTTTGACGGCAAGGAACTCTGCGACAACCCCGACTATGTGCCGGAATCGGCGGTTAAGGATATCCATAAATGGTTCTGTTACACCTTCGAGATGTCGCTCGAACCCGATACGCCGTTCAATGCCGCACAGGTAGATAAGATGCTTGCCGCTATCGAGTCCGTGCATGGCGTCTTTGGCAGGGAAGAGGACGATGTTGCGGATGTGGGGGAGGATTACCTGTCCATCTGCACCGGCGTGACGCTGACCGACAAGGAGGTCCCGGCGTTTGCCGCGTTCCTGCAGGCAATGTCAGATGTCGCCAAAGAACTCGACACCACGCTCGACTATACCGCCGAGTTCGTCCCCGTCGGGATGGAAACCTTTGCCGCCATGATGATGGATAACGACAAGGGCAAAATCGTGCCGAGATATTACCGCTACTGATACGCCAAAGCCTCACCTGCAAATGGTGAGGCTCTTTTTTTGTATGGGAGAGAACATAATGATATCCAAGGAACTCTTTTGCAAGACGATTGCCGACATCCAAGAGCAAAACCGGAAAATCTCAGAGTTTGGCCATGCGCTCAATAAAATCTGCGACTCGGCAGTAGTGTTCGATGCTGACAATCTGTATCTTGCTGCATTGCTCCGCATCCTCAAAGAAGAACTGGACGACAAGGCGGACACCATTGAGTGGTGGCTGTATGAGGATGTTCGCAAATGTATCTGGTTCGACCTCGAAGATGGTCGCCGGATGCGCTACGATATGCCGACTGCCGAATCCCTGTATAACTATCTTACGCTGCCGTTTGAGCAGCTTCCTCTCGAGGTAGAATCATGATTTTCATTTTTTCGCTTGTCATTGCAGCGCTACTTTGCATTGCATCGTTCATTTGCTACAAGGTGTCGGGCAAGATGCTGGATGAGAAAGATGCGGAAAAATGCGCAAAGGAAGCGGAACTCGAAGAAAAACTGATTGACCTCATGATGCAGACCAAAAGCAAGCCGCTGTCGGACGATGAATTCAGTTTTGGCGGTGCTTATGAGGCATTGGTCATGGAGGGAGAGCGTCAGAAGCAGTTGGCGGATGTAGATGAAATTGACGAATTAACGGATAAAATTCGTCTGCTGAGCATGGTCGAACAAATCTCATACATCACGCTTTCATTCGGCGTAATGTTCGTCTGCATGCTTCTGTTCGTGACCGGTATTATCACTGTTGGAGTAATGGCTGCGAGCGTGTATGCTAAATGAATACTCAGAACGGAAAGAAAGGAGACACTATGAGCAAGAACCCGAAAATTGAAGGTATCGTCTTCAGGTACGGCGATGATGACTACTCTTTCTGGATGCCGGACATTTCGAAAGAAGAGAATGAGAAATTCGTACAAACGCTGTTTTCGGCATTTGAGGATAATGGTTGTTCGGTGCGCGGCACAAAGAAGGACATCCTCGATACCATCCGAGAAAACACCTGAAACGATAGGTGCGAATCTCAGAAAAATTTTATGTGCTCGACACGAACGCTCTTCTGTCATCTCCGTACTCTAACGAAAAACAGCATTGACCAGGCACATTTCTAAGCACTGCGACATTTTTCCAAGGTTTTGCAAGGTCGTTTGCAACATTTTTCCGAAATTCACTGATATTTTTTGCAGTCATCCATCTCGGATGGCTGCTTTTTTGTTTTTACGCGAAAAAGTTGCCGATTCGTGCGAATTGCAGATAATGAAAATCAAGGGCAGTCATAGCGGTGTTGTCCGCGGAGATTTTCCAGACAGTGTCTGGAATTTTGGAGGAATCATAGATGTACGGTAAACCGATGGATTTCATAGACTGGCTGATTGATATGCCGGAGGAGTTTTCGTTTTGGGTAGAGGACCAGATAGCAGTAATGTCGCCGGTGACGATTGCCGTGGTAATTGTTGTCGCATTGGCTGTTTTGGTCGGTATATGGCTGTTCATCGTTTCTGCTGCCAAGAAGGATGTGCGCAATACCAGCGAGATTTTGGCGGGTGTTGAGGAGGTCAATCAGGGATATGAGTTCTATGATGTGGACGAGGAAATTCGTCTCGAATACCCGCTCGAATCCATTGAAGAGTTCAAGGGGGCTTCCCTCGATAAGCTGTTCATGAGCACTGTTCGGAAAAAGATTCCCCAGTTTGAAGAGGTTTTCGGATGGGCGCAGTCGAATGTGATTCAGTTTGCGGCATATAAGGAAGAACTCAAAAGCATCCCAAACTGGACCGAGAAGGACGATGATTGCGGGAGAAAAATCCCTTTCTGGCTGTATAAGCACTATGAGAAGAAGCTGGTCAATGCAGCGGTGTTCGGCACTCCCGTGACCGGGACGACCTTTATTGCGGTGAAGCAGTATGTCCCGCATAAGGGCAAGACGATAGAGGAGTCTAAGACCTATTCGATGGCAGAGGCTAAGGAATTCGTAAGACTCGCTAAGGCACACGAACGGGAACGCCAGCAGCGGGAAAACGAGCGGAGGAAGGCATCCTCGCAAATCAAGTATGAGGTCTTGCAGCGTGACAGGTTCCGGTGCGTTGTCTGCGGCAGGACCCAGGAACAGGGAGCGAAACTTCATATTCAGACGGTAAAGCCGCTTCCGAAACATGAGAGACCATCTGCGGATTGTTTTCGAACCGTGTGCGAGGATTGCCTGAGAAGGAAAGGGTGAGGGGCAGAGATGTTTTGTATATGCGTACTTATCATAGCAGCAGCTGCCGTGTATATGGTTGAGGCGTATATCCATACCTACTACGCAATTGAGTATATGCACGGCGCACCGCTGTTCTTTGTACTTCTTGCAAAATACGCGGCACCGGTCCTGTTCCTGCTCCTGTGCGGGTACTTTGTATTCCGGTACATGGAGAAGCGGCGGGAATCGGAAAAGCCTGTGCAGGATAAGCCTATGAACCGAGAAGAAGTCTATGCGGAGAAAATTTACGCGACCGTAAAAACGAAAGCAGTGTTCTCGGACCAAGCAAACCAGATGCTGTATCAGGTCATGCGGTTCGGACAAAAGATGGCGGTAGCATACAGCATGACACAGGACAGCAAGACTTCCGGGGAGCAGGCGAAGTGTCTGACGCTGTTGGCATCTGCAGAACGGATATTCTATGACCGGCTGGATGACGCTATCCGCTCAGCATCGATGTTCGATGAGACAGAATACAAAGCTTTCCAACAAGGTATTATCTCGTTCGGAGATACCGATACCGCTAAAAAGAAGCAGGAGATATACGCCGGTATCATCAAGACGATAAACAATGTGGTCCATGATAATGAGCGTCTTATCCTGCGATTAGATTCTCTTGCCTATGCACTCAATCAGCGCTCAGCACAGAATCCGTGGGATACCGATGTGGTCCTGGCAATGTCAAGACTCGATGATGTCATCACTAAGACGAATCAAGACCTTGAACAGGACGAGGAAATCAGCCGCGAGGCTTTGAAACGATATGATACTTTGAATCGAGGTAATTGACCATGACAAGAAAAGGTATGTTCCCGATAGTAGCGACCTTAGCGGTCGTTGGCGTGGTATTGGCGGTGTTCTCCCAGACGGTGATGCGGGACTCGAATATCAGCACCAATACGATGACAACGGAGCAGGCGTATGCGGATTTGAGCGGAAAGATGAAACGCATCGGGGTACAGGAAGTATCTGTAAACCCGCAGCAGCTCGATGTATCGGAGTTTTTGGACGCGAAAGATGAATTGCCGGATATCGACTCATCCTACCCGTTTGTGGTAGAGGGAAACGGTGATGTGGATATTGAAATCTTCTCTTCCGGCGAAAAGGCAGCAGAGTCCGGCTCTGATTCCTTCTTAACCAGCATGGCAAAGAAGTTCAACGCCCAGCACAACAAGACTTCCGGGGACAAGACTATGAGCGTCTCTCTGCGCTCCGTTCCGTCCGGCACAGCGGCTGAGTACATCTCGACGGGAAAGTATCAGCCTGAGTGCTATACCCCTTCAAACACGCTCTTTGGCGAGTTGGTGAAGAACGAGAGCGTGGAGTTGACCGTTGAGTCTGACCGTCTGGCCGGCAATGTGGCGGGTATTCTTGTATCTAAGAAGACAGGGGATATGCTCCGCTCTGAATACGGTGAAGCGTCTGTTTCTTCCGTTCTGAACGCAACCATCGATGGCAAACTCATGATGGGATATTCGAATCCCTACACGAGTGCAACGGGTCTCAACTTCCTGCTTGCGGCCCTTGCGAGCAGCGGCAGCGATACGATTGTCGATACGGCTGCTGTTGAGAATTTCCAGAAATTTCAAGCGAACGTCCCTCTCGTATCCTTCACGACCCAGCAGATGGTCCAGTCGGCTGACAAGGGTATCGTGGACGGTGTCGTGATGGAGTACCAGTCTTATCAGAATGACCCAACCTTGCAGCGCAACTACGAGTTCATCCCGTTCGGTGTGCGGCATGATAACCCCCTGTATTCTATAGGAAGCATCTCGGCCGAAAAGAAGGAAGTTATTGCTGCGTTCGTTTCCCTCTGCGCCCAGAATCAGGCAGAAGCGACGAAGGACGGGTTCAATGGTCTTGACGACTATGCTTATACAGGCAAGGCATACGACGGCAACACTATCGCACAGGCTCAGAGTGTCTGGAAAGAAGAGAAGGACTCCGGCATTCCTATTGTGGCAGAGTTCGTTGTCGATACTTCCGGCTCGATGCGCGGCGAACCCCTGAATGCCCTGAAAGCCGCGATGATAAACACCATCCAGTATATCAATGACGACAACTATATCGGCATTATTGGCTTTGATTCAGATGTCAGGGAATACCTGCCCATTGACCAGTTCTCTCTGACCCAGAAAACTCTGTATAAGGGTGCCGTGAACTCCCTCGATGCGAACGGCAGCACCGCAATGTACAACGGTCTTTGCGTTGCTATGGACCGTATCTACAAAAAGTCTCAGGAACTCGGCGGTAACTGCACGCCCATCATCTTTGTGCTCACGGACGGTGACAACAATACCGGATATGATTTCTCCGATACGAAGAACATCATTGCCGGTATGGATATCCCTATCTATACCATCAGCTACAACTACGCGGCAGACAGCCTCTCGGAACTCGCGTCAATCAACGAGGCGGCTGCTATCGTTGGTAACAGCGAGGATATCACCTACAAGCTCCGCAACTTGTTCAACGCGGAGATGTAACTCAAAAGCGCGGTTTTGTCCGCGCAGCTGCTCAAAAAGACAGCCTCCACGCGGCGAGCAGCGGGCAACGGGAAACACTCCTGGCAGATAGTCTTCCAGAAAAGGATGGAAAAGCCATGAAAACGCAACAGGTTCCAAACTCTCCTTATTTCATCCGTTATGACGATAATGGCTATTGCAGCGTATCTAGAGACAAGGACGGAAAGGAACTCATCCCGGAATCTGAGATACAGGAGTTTCTCGACGCAGTAGCCAACGGGCTACTCTGCATTGAGCAGGAACGAAAGAGTAGATACCAGCGCATCGAAGAAGCCGAAAAAGCAGCATTTGCCAGAGGCGAAGCGAAAGGTAGGGAGGATGAGCTCCTTTCCACGGTTAGAGCACTGAAAGAAGAACAGGTGTCAAGAGCAGAGTATGAGCGCAAGCTGCAATATGAAGTATATGCTCATCATACTCCGCACAGCACGAGAACGGAGTGGGTTCGCCTTTCACGCGGGGGATGGTAATTAACATGATGGGAAGCATTCCGATTCCAAATACAAGATTTTATCTGACCAGTTTCGATGGCAAAAAGTGGCTCGTAACAGAATACTACAGAACCGCGCCGTTCAATCCGGACAAGGAAACCTACGACCTATACAAAGCGTTTGCGGAAGCCTTCCGAGAAAACGAGAGGGAAAAGCAGGAATTTCCTGAGAAGCTCGAAGAAGCTGCGAAAAAAGCCTACGGCAATGGCATATACGCCGGACGGCATAGTGTTGATTTTGGCTAAGTCCAACAAGAAAAAGAACGATGACAAAAGAAAAAAGAACAGGCGGATTTTGCGAAAGCAATTTTAGAACACAACACGCGACACGAAAGCAAAGAATCAGATACGACTGAAATTCAGAAAGCAAACCGAAAAATCAACAAAATCGAAGAAAAACGACTCAGAAAAGCGGCAAAACGAATATGGGCATAGCAAAAATCGAAACTGCATCAGGCGTAACGCTGGTCCTCAATGGCAGCACGGTCTTTGCCTCCGACGATACATCCTACTGGATGCAGGGGGCAAAAGTCATTGGTGACGATGGGCATGTCTATGGGCATGCCGAGACTATTCGAGACGCCCTGTGCCTCGTCTTGGCAAAATACGGCGGGTTAAAGGGCAACAGCACAAAACAAACAAAATCGGTAAAGGCGGTGAGAGCATGGTAGTGTATACGAAATCCGGTGTGACAGTGAATTGCTGTGGCAATCTCTTCATTGCATCGGACGGCAAGACATACAACCTCTGCGGCAGGATGCTGACATGCAGTGGCATAGTCATCAGCTACAACTGTCAGTCGAAAGACGAAGCAATGGGTACGGTCATAGGGCTGTACGGTGGTCGAAGATTTTAGGAGGTACAATAATGCAAACAGTCATGACGAACAGCGGCGTGGAGCTGCGTGTGGAAAGCAACATCATTTATACCACTGACTCCAAGGCATTCTGGCGCAGCGGTAACATGCTGGTTGGTAATGGCACGGTCATCAGCTACCAGTGCCGCTCGATGGATGAGGCGGTCGATATGGTTGCGGCCTTGTACAACGGAAAAAAACCAGAAGCAGCGCAGGCGTAAACCCCTGCAAAAGTATATGCCGTTCACCTTTTTGGGTGGACGGCTTTTTATTTTGTAAATACAGAAATCTGAAGGAAAAGCAAGCTGATTTTACCAGCAGTTTGATATTCTGCGGTATGATTTCCAGCAGTTCGATACTCTGTGGGCAGTTGCACTGCCGTGCGAATTGCATACAATGGGAATTGAAGAACAAAAAGAGCGATGCAAGGCTGTATTTACAAAAAATCATGTGAGCGTTTTTGGTGTTCATTAAACGACACGAAATTAAACGAAACGCTAAGAGAATACAAGAAAAGGTGAATGAAATCCGGCTGAGGCGGATAAAACTTGCGCCGAGTAGTTTGAAGTCCGGACAATGGGACAGCTAAAGTGGTAGAATGAAACTAGGAATACCTAAAATCAGATTAACCGAAAAAACAAAAAACATGAATGAATGATTAGTTGCTAAAAAAGTAACTGCTCGCTTATATACCCGACCAAAAGAAATGACCCAAATCTGTTTAGGAAGGATAGGCACAAAATGGCAAGAAGGAAAGCAAACGACTTGGAAAATCAGATGTCGCTCATGGACATGATGGCATCGGAAAGCCCCGAATACACCGAAGAAGGCCCGGAAGAACTCTTGGACCCCGGCGAAGATACAGGGGACAGTGAAGGGAAGACGGATAAACCCTTTAAACTGGTGGCAAACAAGACCACAAAGGCAAAGGCGAGCATCTCCACGCAGGCGCTGAGTGTTGTGAAGGCGGTATATGCTGATACGGTCGAAACGAATTGGGAAGAATTGTTTGATGGTTTTGACAGGCTTTATGCTATCACTTTCTCCTCCGGTATCGAGTTCGTGAATAAGGTCATCAACAAGTTCTCGTATGCTGAAGTCGTGTTCGGATGCGAGAAAATCATCGCCAACGACATTGCTGCCATTATGTCGGTGCAAATCGACAGCGTGCAGCGGCTCGCAAAATCTAAGTCGGCAGGAAACCTCGCGAACCGGCTCGATGACGGGTCCTTGCAGCTGTATGTATCGCGGGACACGAAATCGCACGAAAAAATCTTTATCTTGGAGAGCGCTGACCATAAGCGTGTCCGAGTCATCACCGGAAGTGCGAATATGTCGGCATCGGCGTTTTGTGGCATCCAGCGAGAAAATATCGTTTGCTTCGATGATGAGGCGGCATTTTCGCATTACAAGGTTCTGTTCGAGACCTTCAAGGAGACATGCTCCGACAATGTCTCCTACAAGGCAGTCGTAAGCACTATGAATCAGGAAGATTACCTCAAAGAGAACATCAAAGAAGTGCCCGTCTTCCAATCCATTGAAAAGCAGAAGCTTATCTTTTTGGAACAGGCACAACCTGAGGATGAGGTCGAATACGAGATAGTTGCCGATGTCAAGAAGATGCAGGAACTCGTCAAGCCAATCGTGCCTAAGATGCCGGTACAGGGTAACCGTATCGTGGTAGCATCGGAACCGATGCGTGTTTTTACGAAACGGTATACCGAGGTTCGGCGTGTAGCAGCTGAGGCTGTTAAGCAGCTTCCGAAACTGCATATCGACTATGATGCCGGGACCATGACCTTCAACGACGAGAATATCGACCTCAATCCGAATCTCAGCGAGGTGGCAAAGAACATCAAGAGCATCCAGAAATTCTTTTCAGGCATGGACTACTTTTACGGCGATGTCGAACAGGCCAAGAAGGACTACTTCAAGTATATGACCTGGTATCTGGCTACTCCGTTCATGGCGTATCTACGGTATTTCGCATCGAGGAACAACTACGACACGAAGCTGTTCCCGATGTACGGCGTTATATATGGTGATTCTAACGGCGGCAAGACGACCTTTATCAAGTTCCTTGTCAAACTCATGTGCGGCGAGACCGTAAAGATGAACACTACGGAGGATTTCACAGCCACAAGAATCGATGGTCTCAAACGAGTTTGTGAGGGACTGCCGCTGAACATCGACGACCTCGCCAAGACCCAGTTCCAGAACCATTCAGAACGGGTAATCAAGAACGATGAATGGGGTATCTCAGATAGGCTCGTGAACTATCCTGCTGTATCCATTACATCCAATAAAATCACTTCGTTGACGAAAGACCTCTCGAAACGCGCTATCATCTGTCGAATCGGTGCTAAAATCGACAACGAGCGCGGTGCCAAGAACTCGAAGCGTGTGAATGAGAGTATGTCGGAGCTGACTACCGCGTTTTATGGCGAATATGTCCGCCGGATGCTTGTTTGCATCGATGAGATGACGACTGAGATGCGTGAGAATGCGAATGGCAAAGAATACTTCCCGGATATCTTCTATGCTTCGTCCAGTGTGGTTGCAGATATCTTCGAGGCTTGCGGAATCGATTTGCCGGACTATGTGCGTATCCTGTATTACAACGATTATATGGGTGATGAGAGCATTGGCCGTGCTGCGATTGAGAAAATAGAACTGGCATGGCAGGCAGACCCGAGCAAGTTCCGGGTGGATAAGAAGCAGAACCGGCTCATTTATACCTATCCACAGGATGGACCCTGGTACGAACTGAAATACATTGCAGACGAGCTGCCGAACTCACTCGAAGCAGAGATTTCGGGCGGCAACCAGCTTATCATGAACTACGAGCAGGCACAGGAATTGTTCGGTATCAAGTTTCGGCGCTGGTTGGGAATCTTCAACCTCTAATACTTATGGCAGGTTCTTTTCTGAGCCTGCCTTTTTATTTCGCAAAGATAGTTGCCCATTCGTGCGAATCGCGTACTATGAAGTATACAGGCAAGCGGTACTGCCGCTGAAAACGACTATTGCGAGAAAGGAAAGAGCACTATGAACGAGCAAAATTTCGTTGAAGATACGCAGGATTCTACTGAGGATATTCAGTATCAGGCATATGTGGCACTGGTCGAGGATTTCAAGGAATTCATCGATACGACAGTAAAGGCCGGCAAGGATTCCTATAAGCATGTGGACTTGTTCAACGGCAAGCCTTTAGAGGAGTCCGTGACGCATACTGTGCCGCTGGAAGATGACAAGGCGCAGCTTCTGGCTGCGGCGTGCATGGACTTGGCAAACTCGACTCTGTGGCTGTATTATCACCAGAATAAGTTCAAGGATACAGAGTTCGCCGAGGTCGTCAACAACAACTATCCGAAATATCAGGTCCGAGTACAGCAGGAGATGAACCAAGAGGGAGGACAGTTTTATCTGCGCAGCTGGTATTCGCTGGCTCAGAAGATTTCCAGAGAATGCCAGCTGAAAGCGTTCGAGGGCTACAAGCCCAAGGAGCAAATGACTTATGTGAATGTCTATCTGCTCGTCTATGCTGCCATGAAGTCCCTGAAAAACGGGACCTTGAGCCGTATCATGGCAAATATCGAACATGACTCCGATAAAATCGGGAATCTTGCGTTCTACTTCTTTACTTATATCCTCGAAGTGTTGGAAATGCCTCTCGGATAAAAGAGTGACCCTGCACATGCCGCTTTTGGTGTGTGCAGGGCTTTTTTGTGTGTGGGGGATGGCTCGGAACAATATGCGGAACAATATCAAAGCTAAATCGACATTGTTCCGACAAGCTGATTTTGTTCCGCATTGAGCTTCGAAGTTTGGTGGGAGTTGTGCAAGGTTTACAAAATATATGGTTGATTTTCTACATTTCACTCAGGCAAATTCTGTAATGTTAATGTCAAAGGCGCAAATTTTTGAAAAAGCGGTGCAGAAAATTTCTCTCAATAGGCTCATCCACAGAAAAACATGGGATACAACCGAAAACTCGCTGGAAAAAGTGCAGATTTCAGCAAAAACTCGTTGGGAAAATGTGCAAGAACACAAAACTGGTAGGAGTTGCAACTCATACACAATGCTGAGAGTTTTCTTCACTCGCGTTCATAAAAAATGGGTACGCCCGCACTATGTCGGCATACCGATATACGACGACCAAACGATGCAGCGCAGCCAGCGCCATTTTCGTTCTGAGCACAGTTTCCTCTTGCCAGGCTGTGCGAATGGCGTACACTGATAATTGTACGATAGATAGCAGCATAATAAACGACTTCCGTACAATTCATATTCTGACGAAGAAGAGCAGATACACCAAAGTGGTGCGTCTGCTCTTTTTTGTTTCCAACGAACGAAAGAGGTGTAAAACCATGGCAAAACCCTGGACATCAGAAGAATTAGCGATTTTAAATCAGCGGTATCCGGAGGAGGGCGCGAGCGATGCGCTCGTCAAGACCTTGAACCGCACGAAGCAGGCAATTCATTTCAAGGCTCAGCAAGTTGGGCTTCGCAATGCGAAACGAAAGAGATTCACTGACGAGGACATCGAAATTCTGAGAGCGCGGTATCCGAACGAGGGTGCCAGCAAAGACCTCCAGAAACTGCTCGGCAGAAGCGCCGCGACCATTAACAGAAAGGCTCGTCTGCTCGGCATAGTAGGCGCTCGGCATTATTGGACCGAGGAGGAGTTGAAGATTCTGGCTGAACGATACCCGAAAGAGGGAGCAAGCCAGGAACTGATGCAACTGTTTCAGCACAGTGTCTATCTCATCAGTATGAAGGCTAACGCATTGGGGCTCCGATACGACAATAGACGCCGGTGGACTGAGGAAGAGGAGAATATTCTCATTGAGAGATATCCTTGGGAAGGTGCAAGCGAGAGTCTGTTGAAAGACCTCAACCGCAGCCGTGCTTCTGTCTTGAACCATACGAGCATCATGGGCCTTGTGTACCAGAAGCGCTCGACTTGGACAGCTGATGAGGAGAAGGTGCTCCGGGAACGCTTTCCCGAGGAAGGCGCAAGTGAATCTCTGCAGAAAACCCTGAACCGCCCAGCCGCTGCCATCTACTGCAAGGCGATGCGCTTAGGATGCAAGAAACCCGCCAAAAAGAATCGCAAATGACCTCTTGCGCATCCGTGCGGCTCGAGGTATACTAACGATGTAATCAAAAAGAATTATCTTTTGCGAGGACTCCGCTACTGGCGCAGTTCTCGTTTTCTTTTTGCCTGGATTTCGCAGAGCCGTAGAGCACCAGCACTGCAGGCCGCCTGCCGCCAGCCAGCAGGGTACACACCGGAAACACAGCAGAGAGGTTCTGGTGTGGATGCCGGTGCGGGACAATGCATGTTCAGAACGAAAAACGAAAAATGCTGCCGCCCAGATAATGGGTAGCAGCATTGTATTTTGTCTGGGATAGTCAGAGGCTATAGGTTAAGTATCAGACGCGGACGCCCATCTCGTCAGCCTTGTCATCCTCGACAACCAGATAGTAGTACATGTCACCGAACTCTAAGCCCAACTCATCGGCATACTTTTTCAGAGTGTCAGAGAACACTTTCAGGTTAAAGCCATTGCCGGGATGCTCTTTCTGCCATGCTTCGATTTCCCGCTTCGATGCGGCAACACAGGGTCTATCTTCCTTGTCGTCATCGTCAAAGGTGAATCCGTCTACCAGACGGCGGGGGGTATCGTCCGAAGCTTCATTCTGGATGACATAGGCGACGATAGCGGCTTTGCTGTTATAGTCCGAGTTCTCCGCAAAGAAGTCCTCGATGTCGCCATGCCGTACAACAACATTCTCGTAGAAATCCTTGATTTCGTTGTCGGCGTACTCGTTCGTCATGACCTTCTTATGGTTTTTAAGGAACTTGATGAAGGTCTCGTCGCTCAGGTTGTCCGCATAAAATCCGAGTGCATCCACACGAACTTTCACAAGACTGCTCAGGAACTTCTCCATTTTCGCAAAGTCATGCTTTGCTGTAAATGCCTTCTTCAGGTTTATAGTATAGTAGAATACCGGGAAGTCTTTAATGTCTACACCGCTTTCCCTGAAATTCTCTCCTACTTTGTCGATAGCCTTGCGCAAGAAGGGTGCATACTTGTACAGTGCATCGACATCGGTGATGTAGTCGGTAATGTACAGCTCATTGTTTTTGCTGTAATGACCCAAGAGCCCGACGGCCACAGAAAGGCGGATGCCACGCTGAAAATTTGTCAAATCGAAAGTAACGGGGTAAATGACATTCGCAACAGCACCATCCTCTGAATACTCGACGGGAGTTGAGCAACGATGAATACCGAAAAGGTCATAGCCGTCCTTGTGGACGCTCATGTACTGATTCTCGAGGATGACGAGATTATACAGCGGCAACGCCATCGGAATCTGCGTTTTCAGGAATTCGAGGAAATAATTCACATTCTCGTGAATCCATGTGTAGTCGTCCACGTTTTCGATGCGTTTCTTAGACTCCACGACATCCTCACCAGGAAGCGGCTCATAACCGCATGCCTGACGAAGCTCGTTTTCCGTCACGGCATCCGTTGCCTTGGCGATTTTCTTCAAGGTAACCTCGGTAGGCTGAGACTGTGTTTTGCCGTTCGCAAGACGGTTCACATATACGCGGCCGAGATGCGATGTCTGGGAAAACTGCTCCTGTGTCCGCGTACCGATGGCTTTCTTGACGAGCGCCGCCAGCTTATCGGGGTCATATCCCGCATTCTCCTTATCATTATACTCGGAACTGTCATCCTTGTTCAGCCAGCCGTCAAGAATCGAATAACCGATATCATGCAAGGAAGCATATACATGTCCGTCTAAGTCTTTGGAGGGGGACGGCATGTGTGCGTTGTCTTCAAGGCACTCCACCTTTTTGCACAGGTGTGCGCACTCGCTGGCAACAAGAATGTACGGCGCATTCAACTCTTTTAGCCTTGGAATGCGGTCGTTGCTGTCGCGGAGCAGTTTTGCCAGATATACAATATCTGAAAGCTGGTCAGGAGCCATCTTCTTGAAAACATCTGTACCGAGTTCGATTTCAGTGATGACAGGTAGAGTAACAGAGGCATCGATGTCTTTGGCGTATTGCAGGATAGCATCGACGACAAAGTAGTAGCTATCATATGCCTTGTAATCGATATGGACAATGGTATCCGTTTTCTTTATCGGGACAATCGTACCTTTGCCATCTTTAACTCCATAGAAAGCCGAAACGGATAGAAAATCGTCAAGGACCTTCTCATCAACATGCAATGCCTTGGCAACCATCGGCAGCTGCTTGCGAAGCAGGACAGGGGCGTTCAGCTTGACAGAGAACATATAGCGGCTCCTTTCGCGTGTATCATTTTGTAGCTTTGTGTATCATTCTGTAACTATTATACAGGGAGGCAAATAGAATTGCAATAAGAAAAACAACAAAAAAGATACAAAAAAATACACGAGGATACAAGAACAAATGGCGCGGGAAGGGGTTCGCCTTGTTTCCGTTCTGGACGAAGCAGTTTGGGATAGGCAACGCGCTGGGAATTCAGCTGCTGCCGCTCGGTAGGGTGCTAACGGGCTGCAGAAAGGAAGGCGGCAAGCCCGGTGACTGAAAATTTTCGTGTTCGTCGCTTGGCAGTTGCACATTCGTGCGAATTGGATACAATGGAGAATATAAGGTGATTTAGTATGTATGCCGCAGGGATTCGTTCTCTGCGGCTTGATTTTTCTCGAAAAGAGGTACAAAAGATGCGAAATCGGAAGAAAGCCCAGAAGGTAGCTTCGCTTGTCATGGCGGTCATGATGACTTTGACCTTGGTGCTGGGTACGGTGGTGCCGGTCGTTTTGCAGACGGCAGCAGTTTTCTAAAATCTCATAGTTTGTTCTAGCCCCGCGTGGATGAAATGTCTGCGCGAGGCTTTTTTGTTTTTGTGGAGGAAATCATGGCGGAAAAGAAGCGGCAATATTCACGAGCGCTCGCACAGAAACGGTGTCTGGAAGCGATTGAGCGGGCCATTCTCATCAATAAGAGCGAGGCGGAAAGACCTTTCGTGTTTCAGGTACAGGAACTGGTCGTGTTCGGGCCTCTGGTCGATACCAATGCGCCCACAGTCCACGGAGTAGATATCCTTACGACCACGGCACGGCATCACAGATACCGGAATCGGGACGAGGCATTTCACAGTGACAGCGAGGATTTCATCAATAAGTACGCTCCGTTCAGTATCTGTTCGTGGCGGTTCCGGGAAGAGTTCCCGGAAAAGGATATGCTGAACTACCTCAAAGGCCGGCACATGGGTATCGTTACGATGTACGGGCAGCAGGACAGGGCTTTGCTCGACGAGGGCAGATTTTTCACCATCATCCGAGACGGCAAGGTTCAGGCTGACCAGCTGGATGCCTTGAAGGAACTGTTCCGAGGTAAAGCATGAGCGCCGTTACGCTGATGCAGGGAGACTGCTGTGAGAAACTGAACGGGATTCCGGCACATTCCGTGAACCTAGTCTTATCGGACCCGCCCTACGGTATCACACATCAGGCTTGGGATACAGTATTGCCGTTTGAGGATTTTCTTGAAAAGAACGGCAAACGCTTAAGCCAGCCTGAGTTTCTTCTTTCCTGCTACAAGGAGGGGATTCCCTATGCTGATGCTATGTCTATTTGGACTGAAAATAAACAGCAGGGGATTTGGAAGCAGCTGGATAGAATCCTGACCGAGAACGGCGCAGTGATTCTTTTCTCAGCGGGAGCGTACACCAAGACCCTGATGGACAGCAAAGTCATCCCGTGGCGATATAACCTCATCTGGCAGAAGACATCTCCGGTAGGATTCCTCAACGCGAACCGGATGCCGCTAAGGGCGCATGAAGACATCTTGGTGTTTTACAGGAAACTGCCCACCTACAACCCGCAGAAGACCTCAGGGCATCCGAGAAAGGTCTCAACGGCGGAGCATAAGCGGAACTCCAAGATGACTGAGGATTATGGGAAATACAAGGCAAAAAGCTACGACAGCACCGAGAGATTTCCTACGAGTGTACTAACTTTTGCCACCGATAAGCAGAAATGTGCGGCGCACGGAACACAGAAACCCGTAGCGTTGTGTGAGTGGCTCATCAGGAGTTACACAAATGAGGGCGATACGGTCCTTGATTTCTGTATGGGCAGCGGCTCGACCGGCGTGGCGGCAATAAATACGAATAGAAACTTTATCGGCATCGAAAAGGATGCCGATTTTTTTGTTGTTGCGAAAGAGCGAATCGCTGATGCGGCGCAAAGCCGTTGAAGATACCGCGACCAACAAAAAGCATCTTAAACACACGCGTGCGTTCGATAAATGAGCGCGTGTGTTTTTTGTGCATTCCGCGCATTTAACGCTCATTTTCTGTAAATAAGTATCCGATGCGGAGCGATTCCTGCATCGGCTTTTCACAGGACCACAAATGAATCAGAACAAAGCATACACGCATGTCTCGCTATTTTCCGGCGCAGGCGGGCTTGATATTGGCTTGGAGCAGGCGGGGTTTCATACGGTATGGGCAAACGACTTCAACCACGATGCCTGTGAGACCCATAGGCTGTGGAGCAATGCTACGGTGGTGGAAGGCGATATCGGCAAAGTGGACTACGATACCATCCCGGATTGCGATATTGCTTCTTTTGGATTCCCGTGCCAGGGCTTCAGTTTATCTGGACCGAGAAAAATCGACGATAGCCGGAATGTGCTCTACCGACACTGCGTCAAGCTGGTCGAGAAGAAGCAGCCAAAGCTGTTTCTCGCCGAGAACGTCAAAGGCTTGCTGACGCTGGGTGGCGGGAAAATCAAGGACGCTATCATCGCGGATTTCGAGAGCAAGGGGTATGCGGTGTCTATCAACCTTGTCAATGCTGCGGACTATCATGTCCCGGAAGATAGACAGCGAATCCTCCTTGTGGGCATCCGAAAAGACCTTGCTGAGAAGTATGGCGTAGAGTTCAAGGTTCCTGCACCGTTTCCTGACCGCATCAGTATCCGGCAGGCATTAGAGGGTTTGGCCCCGGCGGCAGACGATGAAATCTGCAAAGAAGCCTATTCCTCGCGCTACATGTCCCGGAACCGGAAACGCGCATGGGACAGCGTATCGTTCACGATTCCCGCGATGGCAAAGCAAGTGCCTCTCTGGCCTGGGTCGCCTGACATGGTGAAGGTCGGCAAAGACCTTTGGCAGTTCGGGGAGAAAGGCAGTACCAGACGGCTGTCCTATAAAGAAGCAGCCGCTATCCAGACATTCCCGAAAGATATGGTCTTTTGCGGGAATCTGACGAGCAAGTATAAGCAAATCGGTAATGCAGTACCTTGTGAACTCGCAAGAGTCGTGGGAACGGAACTGTACCGCATCCTGAACAAAATCGAAGAACAAGAAAGTCATTGTCCGGCATGAGTAATTCGTGCCGGATTTTTTATTGGAGTCATCATGCCAGAGTCAAGAAAATACACCGTCGTTGACCTGTTCGCAGGTGTAGGTGGATTGAGTTACGGGTTTTCAAGGAACGACAGATTTGAAATCATCTTGGCAAACGAGATGCAAAAGGATATTGCGAAAGCATATACCCTCAACCATCCTGCGGTCAATATGCTGCAAGGAGACATCAAAGATTTGTCCGAAGATGTCCTGCGTCAAACGATAGGAAACCGGACAGTTGATGTCGTAGTCGGTGGCCCGCCGTGTCAGTCATACTCCACGCTCGGTAAACGACAGATGGATGCGCGGGCAAATCTTTTCATGGAATACAAGCGCGTCCTCTGTATTTTACATCCGAGAGCCTTTCTGTTCGAGAATGTCAAAGGTATTCTGAGCATGGATAAAGGAGCCCTGTTCGAGCATGTCCGCAAGGAATTCGAGGATATTGGGTACAGCCTTCAATACAAAATCCTCAATGCCGTGGACTACGGTGTACCGCAGCTGCGAGAACGGGTCATTCTAGTTGGGTTCTTAGGCGAGAATGCCTTTCAGTACCCGGAACCTACACACGGAGAAGGACTACTGCCGTATGTGACGCTGCATGATGCGCTCAAAGACCTGCCTGCGCTCTCGTGCGGGGAGAAAAACACCGTGTATGCCGCCCCTCCCGACAATACATTCCTTCAATGGGTCCGGCAGGGTGGTTCCGATACGCTTACGGAGCATAAAGCCCCGAACAGCAGTGCCCATCTCCGCAGAATCATGGCGGCGCTCAAAGATGGACAGTGCAAGGATGACTTGCCAGAAGAACTCAGACCTAAGAGCGGGTTCAAGAACACCTACGCGAAACTCTGGTGGAAGAAGCCCGCCACTACCATCACACGGAACTTTGCTTGTCCCTCCTCATCGAGATGCATCCATCCGAGAGATTCGAGGGCACTCACGATACGCGAAGGAGCACGGTTACAGAGTTTCCCGGACAACTATCAGTTCTACGGCTCGGATTGCCTGAAACGATTAGAAATCGGCAACGCCGTCCCGCCGCTGCTTTCTATGGCATTGGCTGAACAGATGCTGAAAGCACTCAATGCAGAAAAATAGCATATCTACAAATTCTCGGCAGAAATAGCCGGGAATAAGGACTACTCATGAATAACAAAAATGCCGAATGGCAACGCGAATTCTACTTGACGCATGACAAGTACCGGATGCAGGGGCAGGGAACAGATTGCTATAAGGTCGTCAAGAGTCTTACTCGTATACTGCAGCTGCCTACCATTGCGAAACTCACGACCGACAACGAATCAGTCATCAGTGATTTTCGACTGAACAGCGGCGAGTATGGGCTTGAGCCTTACGATGAGTACGCTATCAAGGTAGATGATACCTACGGCGCATCATTCTATATCCTTGTCCATAGAAGGGCTGATACGACTTTCCTGTGCCCGATTCTCGTAGGCTTTGATGGCGAGAACACTTGCGCCATGGTCATGCCTACCGATAACTGGCGGATGCGGGAAATGACGGCATTTGTCGAGCTGAGAAGGGCTGAGAAGGAATTCGGCGTGGACGGGCTGATGATGGCAGTGAACACCCGGAATGGGGTATACGGCTACCTTTCCGTTCTGAACGAGTCTGGCAACTTGCTGGAACGGTGGCTGCGAACCGAGCGCGATTCCCTACATATACGGAACTCTGTGACGGCTCCGAGCTCAGCGGCGCTGATACTGCAAATCTGGCTGCATACGATATGTCTCTGGAAGCGGCGGTGTCTGAGTCGGAAAGTCGAGCAGCGCATCGTACACGCAAACGGGGAGCAGGAAACGGTCGGGGATGTCAGAGAATGCCTGAACACCTCCAAGCAGACCATCGTAGACCTTAAAAAGGGCATCGTTGTCTATGTGAATGACGGTGCCGGGAAACGGGCGTTTGCCGGGTTCTGTGTGCTCCAATCTGAGCGCTGCGGGCATTTCCGGCATCTGCAAAGCGGTAAGGTCGTCTATGTCCGACCTACGACCATTCACTACAAGAAGCTGAACCCAGAAAAGGCAATTACTCAGACTGCCAAGCCGGTAATTTACCGGAATACAGAAGATTTCCTGCGCGAGAAGTCCTACCTCGAAAACGATGTGCTCATGATGCTCAAATGCAACGGCATCGAGTATCAGCGGGAAAAGATGTTCTCGTGGATGGGGAAGAAGCGTCTGGATTTCTTCCTGCCGGGCAAGAACATCGCCATCGAGTGTCAGGGTGTGCAGCACTTTTACCCCTACGGCAGCGATGACAGGGATTTCGAGGCGCGAAAGCAGCGGGATACCGACAAGTACAACGAATGCACCGGCAACGGCGTACAGGTTATTTATTACATGAGCGAGTTGATTCCGCTGCCGAAAGAGATGGCAGGGAAATACCGCTATGTGACCAGCCTGGATGAGTTGCTGGGGATTCTGAACGATAAATGATTGATTTTTACACCTTCGATGTTATGGCATCGGGGGTCTGTGTTTGGAGAATATAAAATGGCAGAGAACGATAACCTGCATAAGTTTTCTTTATATAATGAAACGGTAAAACCATATCTCAACTCGATTGATGAGGCAGACCAAATTTATTATAAACTCAGGTCTGTTTCAAAAAACGAACAAACACTTGAAATGATTCAAGACGCTATTGTAAACTACGCTGCGAATTGTAAAAGACCGATTTTGGGAGTGGTATCGAAAAAATTATTAACAAAAGAATTGTGCTGGACGGCTTTTCAGGAGGATAAAAGAAACTTCGTCTTTATCTCGAAGAAATTTGTTGATGAAGAGATGTGTTTCCAAGCAGTAGGCTACTGTGGGCGTTACCTGTCATGTGTACCTCAAGAATACATAACGCCGGAGTTGTGCGTTACTGCAGTTTCGAATATGGGGTCTAGTTTGGAGTATGTTCCAGAAGAATTCAAAACAACAGAATTATGTATTAAGGCTTTGAACAACAGCGACAAAGACCACAACAAATACGCAATCGAGTTCATTCCAGCAAAAGTCATGAGGAAAATTGGAAGGAAAACCGCCAATGAAATATCTATTAAACAGAATCCGTATTCAATTCAATCTATACCGTCAAAATATATGACAAGTGAATTGGTAGAACTGGCGATAAGCGGGATGGAAAAAAGTACGCACGAAGCATCCATTATCCAATACATTCCAAAAAGGTTACTGACAGAGAGTTTGATATGCAAGGCAATTGAATTGAACCCGAGAAGCATAAATGATATTCCGGAAAAACTTCTCACTGTCGAACTTTTAAAAAATCATCCTAACTGCATTGAATATATATCACTTGATTGTATTGGAAGAGAGAAGAGAGAGATGCTCTGCAAGGAATTCAACCTGACGGACGACTCAATTAACCACACAACATTTTTAAGTGAAGAAACGGTTACTGAAAGCCCTAAACAAATCAACGCACCTCCAGACAAACGATGTGTACAAGAAAATTCTATCTTGCTAAATTTTGAAACAACACAGCACAGTGTTGCTAACAACATCGATACAAACAAAGAAGAACAAGTAAACATATACTATGCGACCGACTTACACCTAGAACATCATATTGATTTCAGTGAGATTGCCTCTGATAAAGCATACGAACAAATTGATAAATTCGTAAAAAGAATGCTGGTTACAGCTGACGCTCCCGGTATTATACTTACAGGAGGAGATATTTCGAGTTATATCTGCTTAAATATAATGTTCTATAACTCTCTGAGAAGTAACTGGGATGGTCCTGTTGTTTCCGTTTTAGGAAACCATGATTTGTGGAACTTGGACGGAAATTGTTTACTCGGGTTAAAACCACCGGAAGCCTTAGAGAAATTGCGCGATAATACTAACTGTATCAATTTCTTAGAAAACGGTCTATACATTAAACTTTCAGATAAGGTGTACGGATACAGGCATGAATTGAGTATTGATGAAGATGAACTTTTGGCTGTTGATGAAGACGAGTTAACAGAATACTGCCACAAAGCTGATGTGATAATTCTTGGAGGTCTCGGATTTTCCGGATGTAATGAGAATTTTAATGCTACAAATGGGATTTATTCGAGTGCTATAGCGAGAGAAAACGATATCGAATACTCGAAGCATTTTGAGGTTGCTTATAACAAACTGTTGAGATGCGCGTGTGACATTCCGGTTATTGTATTGACTCACACTCCCATGAGAGATTGGTCAAAACAACAGTATAACGGAAATTGGATTTATATTAGTGGTCATACACACAAGAACGTAATGGCAATGCAAGAAAACGGTGCCATCGTTCTGGAAAACAACCAATTTGGCTATGGTGGAAAAACATGCACTCTGAAAAAGTTTGTTCTCAACCATGCCAAGTATGACCCTCTTGCTGAAATTGAAGATGGCATTCACAGGATATCCAAGCTGCAATATTTGGATTTCATGTTTGTGCGTAAAGCTCCCGTACCGGAAATGAAGCGAACCGGAATATTTTGGGTAATAAAAAGAGATAATCTTTATCTCTTTATGCTGGAAACAAAAGAAAATAACTATATCCTTAATGGGGCGGGGACTCAAATAGCAGAAAAAAATAAAGAATACTATTACAACAATATCAGTAAATATTACGACAATGTCAATTATGTATTTTCCCCATTTTACGAATACGAAGAAACGATTTCCTCGTTGGTTCGAGCGGTTGGAGGAGTAGGGACTATACACGGATGCATTGTAGATTATGACTATTATAACCATGTGTTTATTAACCCGTTTGACAAGTCGGTAACGCCTTATTTTGCTGCCAGCATGACGTACAAAGTAGTGCTTCCGAATTTTGAAGCGCTTATTGGCGGTAAAGAAAATATGCAAGAAGTGCCTTCTAACAAAAAGAGCATAGCAGTTGCTGCTAGAAATAACGCATTACAATTACTCAATAGCAGAATCGTGTCAACGAATTCGCCAGATGAAATTATAACAGATACCACTGTGTACCGTATCTCGAACATTTTCAGAACATTACAGTATATCATCGAATCGCGTATAATACGAAAATGGAATGATGATATCTTAAACTTGCCAAAAAAATGTAGCTTGTCTGAACTTCAAAATTACATTACAGATGAAAATTAAAAACAACAACCAGAACCATCATAGTCTTCACCCCGGCACATGATGTCGAGATGGATGTCCAGCGTAACCCAGATGCGTCCGTCCAGAACGGTTCTACCCCAGAAGTATGAGATTCTATTACTGTGCAGGCTGTGCTCGAAAACGGCGACTATGCTGTCACCGCTGCCACATTCGTGCATCAACAAGAAACCGGTTAAAACCAAATCGTCTCTGACGACCTTCTTTTGCTGGACGACGAATATGAGGAGACGGGGGAATGCGACTGGTACAACGAGCCTCCCGCCGAGGATTTTGGCAACTTAGATATTGACTGAGTTATTGAGATTGACCTCGAGCAATTCACGAAGCGTGGTATAATAAGACTATCACAAAAGGTTTAAGCCTCCCATCGTAATCAGTAGCATGCTGACTGCGGTGGGAGGTTTTTGGTTTAATATAGATAGGGGGTTCTAAGATGGACGGGAAAGATAAAAGGATGGGATTGACAAAAGATGGAATCTTCGCGATATGTACGGAATACTACGAAAAGTTACAAAGAGTTAATCATGAAATGTACTGCGAAAACAAAAATGGACCCTTCGCACCAAACGAATATGCGTTTTATAATGAACTGAAAAGTCAAGAGCGTATTACAGGCTTGGACTGCTCGGATGGGTACACTTATTATACGATTGCCGCCAAAGCAAAGGAAGCACATCTATGCTTGGAATTCGGTCTTTATGGGGCAGCATTACAGCTGGCACTTACGTTGCCCGATACATGTGGAGCTATCGCATATGCCCATTTTGGCAAAACTGAGGTAAGAAATCGATATGAAAAGTGGTTTGATGAATATGTAATAGAGAATGGTGGTCCGGATGGGAAAGCACTCGCAGACAACGGATTTACTGGGGAAAAATGTTACTATCTAAGAAATAAAATTTTACATGAAAATACAACAAGTGAATACGATTTCAAACTGACGATTTCAAACGCATCTGGAAAGATAATTGATAACAAACACATGCTGATTGAAATTGGGATTCCTATTATTTGCTCTTCAATTCTCGAAGGAGTTGGAAACTTTATACAGCTTGACTATCCGGCTCCACTAGATTACAAAACTTATGGATACAAAATTTATTCCACCGTCGCCAGTATAGAGAGCTTGAAAAAGGTGACAGATTATTTTGATAATAAAGATAACATGTAAATAAAAAACATAAGAACAAACGAAAATTCCTTGTGCCATCTCTTGTACAATTGAAAATTGCAAAAACAAATGGTATAATGTTAATAATTCAAATCATCTCAGTACCAACTAATAAATACCAACAGCCAAACAAATCCCATCACGAAAGGAGCCATACCATGTCAACCCTCAAAAACGGCGAGTTCGGCATCGACTTGGACAAGGAGAAAATTCTCTGGACCGACCGAAAACGCCACACCATCTTTTCTCTGCCGCTGTCCTTTACGAAGTACACACTGACCGAGACCAAACTCATCATCCAGCGTGGCTGCTTTAACCTGCGCGAAGACGAGATTCAGCTGTACCGTGTCCGGGACATCGCGTTCAAGCAGAACTTCTATGAGCGTCTTTGCCGTGTCGGCAGCATCCATCTCTGCTCCACGGATGCTATGACGCCGGAAATCGACATCCGCCGCATCAAGAACCCGCGCGATGTCAAGGAAGTGCTTTCTAAGACCATCGAGGCTTGCCGGAAAGCGAACGGTATCCGTACTTCGGAAATCATAGGTGACCACGGTCGCTTCCCCGAGCCTGGCCCGCATGGTATGCCTCCTGAACCATGCAGCGAACACCCTCATGACTAATACGAGCCCGTACAGATTCAATTCTGTGCGGGCTATTTTTTTGTTTCCAAAAAAATTTCGGAAAATCCGACCGAGCCGGATTTCAGGGTAGTGTGGTAGTTGACCGCCTATGCGAACGGCCTAGAATTGAAAGTGTAGCAAGCACACACATCAATACAAAGGAGAATCCATCATGGAAACTAACACTCTGAAATTTGAGCTAACCGTAGGCAGAGCTTTGGACGACAACACGCTCGATACCATTACCGCTTCCATCGGCATCCCTGTCGAGGCCGATGACGATGCGGTCAACGAAGCGATGAACAGCGATGAACTGATTGCCTACGCTGTCGGCGTATTGTACGACCTTGCGGCCTATATGCGCCCGCAGTGGCTGGATGGCGAGAACACCGGCATGACCCTAGAAACCTATTTCGGTGACAGCAAATGTCAGACCTGCAACGGCTTCGTGACGATGGACAAGAAAGGGTATAGCTTCGACCTCGAAGATTAAGCTGAGCCAATTAGGAGCCTTGCCTGCATCGGCGTGTGAGACTCCTTTTTGCTGTGTAGCTGCAAAACATAGTTGACAACCCGTGCGACTGGCATACAATAGAACATACTGAACAGCGTTGACAGCGTTGCTTCGGTAAAGACGAATAGAGTCCAGAGCCGACCTAAAATGCTCACTGCGAAGAAAGACCTGCCTGCGGCTAACAGGCGGGTCTTTTCTTTTTGCGGGCGTTTTTTGCTTTGCCAAAAATGTATCTAATCCGTGAACATATAGCGTTCATCGTTGTATTCAATACAACTTCATGGTATAATGCAAGTATCAAAAAGGGAAAAACATTCCGTATCATCGAAGATATTTCAGAGGCATGTCTATGAAGCGATTCCTCTCGTTCATCCACAAAGCACTCTTTCTTTTGGCTATCGCAGCCATTTCTGTGGCGTTCGAGGGATGCAGTGAGGTGGCGGACAAGACCATGGACGGCATCAAGGACTTGCCTGCGCAAATCATTCGGATGGCAACTCCTGAGATTGCCGAAACGGTGGGTTCGGAGAAAAACATGACGCCTGAGACCGCGGCCACGGAATACAACTACATATACTTCCGGTACAATAATCAGTGGGTGACGAACAAACTCATCAGCTACGAGGTAGTCGATGACGGGCAGAATATAAAGTTTACCGTAGAAAGTAACAGTGTAGCCAGTTATTATACCAGCATGGCAAATGTCGTGCTCATGCACAAAGACGAAGACAACACACGCACACAGAATATATACGAAAAACTGGCGGAGGGGACAACCTATGGCTGATACACAGCGAGGGCAATTTGTAATTGATTGCAAAAGCGGAGAAGCAGCCGGTATTATTTACGGCTTGGTGCATGATAAAACCATGTTCCGCCCGGAACTCGACCTTGCAAATGCGCATCCGAAGGAGTTCGATAACGAGCATATTTTCCCACTCGACATGTTCATCAACAGCGATTATATGCTTAAACTCAACAGGGAAGAGTTTGTAAAAGAACTAAAGCGGCTGTTCGATGAGGATAAAATCGGGTATGCTCAGGTGGTTGTCGCTACTGACATCCATGATATGCATCGCATCGTGGTCCTGACAGACCCCACACAGAAGGATAAACTGAGTCGAATTGCTGTATCTCTGTTCGGCGTACCGAAAAGGGAAGCAAGACGAATTATCGCCAAGTATCAGGCTCAGTAAAAAGCGAGGAGGGTAAAAGAATGCTGGCAAATATCGCAGTTTTACGAACTGTTAAAGCAAATGTAAATGAAGCAATTATGGTGGCGTTACCCTCGATTCTGTTCGAGAGTTCGCACGACAAAAAAGATACACAGAAATACTATCTGCAGGGTCCTGCGGCTGAATATATTCCTGTTGAGATACCGGATACTTATGCCAAGAAATTCTCCAAGTGCGCTACGGCATTGGCGATGCAGCTTGTCCTTCTCAGCAACAAGACGAAAGGCTTCTTTGGTCCTGAAATCTGCAATGTGGAAGGCAAAGATATCCAGACTGCCCGGAGCATCATAAACTCCATCATGGGCGAGAGACAGGCAAAGTTTTATAGCGCGAAACTTAACGATGGGGTGTATGACACGCAATATGCGGTCAGCGAATATGCGGTTGAGAATTGGGCAGACGACATTGTGCCGCCCGTTGTCATCAACAGCTGCATCTGGGCTATCGTAGCAAATACCGCTGCAGAGATGCAGAAGGACAACCGTTTCCTGCGCAGAAAAGAAATCTGCGATACTGAGTTTTTGGAAATCGCAACCAGAATCTACAATGAGTTGCTGGGGTTTGCAGCGAGAAAATACGAAATCTTAGACATTGGTGAATGACTATGAGTGTCAACCTTATTGAGGGCAATATCTTAACACCGCCGACTCGTAACGAGAATACTATCATCTGCCATCAGGTGAACTGTCGTGCCGCAATGGGTGCGGGTCTTGCCAGACAGATTCGGGATAAGTGGCCCGTCGTGTTCGACGAATATGTGAAAGTTTGCAGTCCAAAGAAACTCGGTGACTTTCAGGTGGTTCAGGTCGCCCCGCAGCTATATGTCGCCAACCTGTTCGGGCAATCAAGCTTTGGCAGAGATAAGCGTCAGACGAACTACGCGGCGCTGGGAACGGCTCTTTTCAGAGCAATGAAAGAACATCCTAATGCAACTTTCCGCGTCCCTTACGGTCTCGGCTGCGGGTTGGCAGGCGGAAACTGGGTAACGGTGCTGAATCTCATTGAAGAAGCCGCCAATGCTTGGAATGTGAACGTTGAGATTTGGGTGCTGCCCAAAAAGTAAAGGATTAGCATGTACAATACCAACTACAAATGCGTCAAGCCGTTCGATGTATGGCTTGATGCCATCGGTCAAGATGGCAAGAAAATTCCATATCGGGTAAAGCGCGGGACCATCTGGCGCTTGGAATGGTGTGGCGGCGAGCAGAACTTCAAGGAACTTTCAGGTCCAAATAAGATGCACATTACACTGCCGGATGAGTATGTCGAGAAATATTTCAAAAAGGTTTGAGCATGGGTAACTATTGCCCATATACGAACGGAAATGTCGTTTACTTGAAATGTCTGGAGTGCGAAGACAAAATCTGTGAAAAGGGTTGGTTCTTCTGCGGGCTAGGCGGAACGCCCATGTCAATGACAAAATCCCGCAAGCAGATGTCGGAATACCTCGACAGAATGCTGGCAAAACGGGAAAAGGTCGTCATTGTAGCAGAATCCGGTAAGAAGATGGCTGCTTTGGCAGCTATGTACGCCAGCGAGCGGGGATACTCTTTCATTCCCGTCACAAACGATGATTTGCCCACATACTTATCTAAACAGCAGCAAAAGGGCTGCGTAGTTTTTGAAGGAGTCGCAGATGAACGAGAAATCGAAAACACCTGTCGTGAGCTGCGCATACCGCTGCGGCACTGTAGATTGGAAGGAGCGTAAAACTATGATGTACCAAAAGCTGGTTCGGGATAATATCCCGGCTATCGTTGAGAAGAACGGGGAAACCTGTGTGACGCGCACGCTGTCCGACAAAGAGTACGAGGACGCTCTGACAAACAAACTGCAGGAAGAGGTCGCTGAACTGCTGGAAGCCTACAAAGCCAAGGAGCGGAGTGCTCTTGACTGCGCGGAAGAAATGGCAGATGTGATGGAGGTCCTGTACGCTATGGGCAAGACCTGCGCTATTTCCAAGAGGGAAGTGGAACAGGTCAGAAGCCAGAAGGCAGCAGAGAAGGGGACTTTCTCCAAGAAAATCTTCTTGGTTTCGACTGAGAAGTGAGAGGAGCGGTTTGTGACGCAGCAAGACGCAGTGCGGTTAATCAGAAAACTGATTTTTGCCAAAAACAGTCAGGATTCTACGCATTTTTACCGGTGTGTGGACGAAATTGCACAAACCTTGGACGAGCAAGGCGACAAAGAAGGCGCTCGTGCTATTCGCAGCACCTCCCGTGATGGCTATGTGAAATCATATTACGAGGCAAGTCGGCAAGCACAGCCTCTCGGTAGCCCCTTTGTCAGCTACAAGCCTGCGTTCGTCATCGACAACAAGGATATCGCGTTGTGGCACGCGAGGAACGATAATCCGCAAATGCGGGTCCGACACATTTTAGAGTATATCGAAAACGGGGAGATGGTCGGAAAAGATGTGCTGGAATACGATGCAAGCACCGATAAATGGCACCGTGTTGAGGCGGAATGTATCGAGTTGGTATAGGGGCACTGCATCACCCATGCTCCTCTAACCTCTTTCTGCTGGCGGTTAACAGATAAAATAAAATATACAAACAGCGATTTTTATCCACAGCCTCTTGCACATTCGTGCGAACTGCATACAATCTAAATTATAGACTAAAAACTGTACCCTGGCGGCTGTTTAGTGGCTGTCAGGGTCTTTTTGTTGCCTGCCATTCTAGTATTCGGAGGGATTACAATGACGCTCAAAGACTTGTCCAGCGAACAGCAGGACCTTGTACGGCTGGCGCTCGACGGGAAAAATGTGCTGTGCGATGCCTGTATCGGAAGCGGTAAGACATCCACTATCAATGTCTTGTGCAACGAGTTTGATTCCTCTAAGGAAATTCTGTACCTGACCTATAACCGGCTTTTGAAACTCGATGCACAGGAAAAGATTCTGAACGATAATGTCACGGTCCAGAACTATCATGGATTTGCCTCTAAAATCCTGTACCGGCGCGGCATCAAGAATGTCGGACAGGGCGAGCAGATTGGGATGGTTTTGAAGAAGCGCGTTCCTGTCGGGCACTTTGATGTGCTTATCATCGACGAGTATCAGGACATCAACGAGGAAATCTCGAAGATGCTCGAATACATCAAGGAATCGAACCCCGGTCTTCAAATCATCGCGGTCGGGGACATGAAGCAGAAAATCTATGACCAGACCTCGCTGGATATCTGGTCGTTCATCCATAAGTTCTTAGGCAAGCACACGCAGGTCAATTTCACGCAATGTTTCCGCCTGTCTCATGACCTTGCACAGCGGCTCGGAAACATCTGGGGCAAGGATATCAACGGTGTGAACAAGAACTGTAAGGTATCGACCATGTCCCGCGAGCAGGTGGTAGACTATCTGGATACCAAGAACCCGAAGGATGTCCTGTGTCTCGGTGCCAGAACGGGGTCTATGGTAAAGGTTCTGAATGAACTAGAAGCAAGACCCGGCAACCTCTATGACAAGAACCATGTATATGCCAGCATCAAGGAACCAGACGGCGAAAAGCATGTAGCACCCGGCGCAGATGTCGGTATCTTTACGACCTTTGACGGCAGTAAAGGCATGGAGCGCCCTATTTGCGTTGTCTTTGATTTCACGGAATCCTACTGGTGCTCCCGTGTATTTCAGCCTATGGCGCGGTATGAGATTCTGAGAAACCTTTTCTGCGTTGCGGCGAGTCGCGGTAAGGATGAGGTCATCTTTGTAGAGCCTCCGAAAAAAGAGGACAGATTTGGGCTGGTCAGCGATAAAACCCTGATGACTCCCGTCAAGATGAATCAGGAGTTCAATACAAAGTTCGATATCTCTGAGATGTTCGATTTCAAGTTCGATGAGGATGTAGAGCACTGCTACCAGCTTATCAATACGACGCCGGTGTTCCATAAGGATGTGCATGAAATCGAAATCAAGCATTCGGATGCGATGATTGACTTGGCTCCCTGCATCAGCATCTACCAGCAGGCGAACTTCTTCGACTACTACGATATCGACAGCGCGATTGCCTTCTACATGTACCTGCATAACGACAAAAAGGTAGCGCTGCCTTCCAGCTGGAAATCCGTGGAGGAGAAGGTCCTGTTCCTGACGATGCTGATGACGAGTCAGGACCGGTATGTGAAGCAGGTTGAGTTGCCCTTTATTACGAGAGCGCAGGAAACCGACCTGAACAAGCGCCTGTCTATGGTGTTCACTCCCGATGAGTCCGTACAGGAACGCTGTGAGTTGACTGCCATGGTAGATACCAAGGCGAAGAAGAAACTCGTTATCAGCGGCATGGCGGATGTCGTGAAGGACAACAAGGTCTATCTGCTGAAATTCGTGTCTTCGCTCGCGCACAAGCATTTCCTGCAATGTGCCTGCTATATGCTGGCTACCGGGTTAAAGCAGGGTGTTGTCTGGAATATCCGCGATAACATGATGTATGAAATCGAGATTCCGGACCCTGACAAGTTCCTGGACGCGGTAATCACCTGTATCACGAAGCAGGTCTTTGCCAAGGCAGAAAGCTATACGATTTCCAAGGACTATACGCAGGACCTCGATACCATCATCGAGCAAATCATGACCGATGATTCGCTGCCGGAATTCGATGTTGGCGGCAATGTCAAGGAAGAGAAGAAGACGGCTGACGAAGGTATCTCTATCATCCGCCGTGGTGAGCAGTATATCATTGTGGATGCTGCAAACCGTCAAATCATCGATAACAGCGCCATGAACGGCTACGATTCGATTCTCGCTGCCTGTGAGGATTATGTCCGGAAAAACAAGCAGCTGGCAGAGGAATCCATGTCCAAGAAGGAACTGCTCAGCGTTATTGAGGATTGGCTCGACAATCACAGGGATTTCGAAGCAGCTATGTCCAAGACCGAGGTGGATATCAAGCACCATATTGGCGAATACGCGAACTACGCTTCTCTTTCCACCTATGTTGTTCGTAAGATGCTTAAAGACCGTGGTCTTATCATCAATTTCAGCGAACGTCAGCTGTTGAAGGTCTGGAAGGAGCGGAAGAAGAAGGATACGAATACCGTGGAGAATACGCGGTACGAGACCCTTGCCTCTACGCTCGAATCCCTCGTTAAGGCAGGGGTCGATGTCCAGCTTGAAATGCCGGAAGAGGAGAAGGTTGCAAAGCCAGAACCGGACCCGGAAGAAGAAAAGCCTCAATTCGATAAGCGCATCCCCTATACCGTTATTCGTTCGTCTCGGCTCTCTAAGCCCAACGATGTGCGGTATATTGTCGTCAATCTGAACGACAAAGACCAGGTGCTGGACGATGCAAGCGGATACGGATACAAGTCGATTTCTGCCGCACAGAAGGGCTACGGATATAAATGCCGGAATCTCACCAAGTACGGGGAAGTTAAGCACTCGTCAAAGCCCAAAACCAATATTCCGGTCTCGCAGAGCCGTCAGCTCTCGTTCGGGGACTTTTGAGAAGGAGGGACTATATGACCTACAGCGAAGCATTTTCTCTCTGGGTAGCGGAGGTGTACCGGAACCATGGCTATGAGCCGGATAAGTGGTACGGGTCAGAGATTGCAGAAACGCTGTACAACGAGGCGATAGCGACCTATAACGGTCCTCCCGCCACGATGCGGGACTATATCGAAGCCATCCCGTCTGCGGAAGAATTTGCGTATTTAGACTATGCGATTGAACGGCTGCGCCGCGATAACATCAACCTGAACGCACTTTCCGACAAGGAACGCTGGGCTTTAATGGATAAAATCGTCGCAGAGTATCCGCAGTACAAGAACGCTCGCACATCCCGTGCCAAGCAGGTACAGCAAACCTCGATGCAGGCGGCACTTGATGCCGAGCGTGATGTTCTCTTGCAGGCTGCTCGGCACAATGCGAGCCGGTACAGTGAGGCAGAGGATGCTACAAAGAATTTTGTAATCAAGTAAGGGGGCAGTAACAGAATGGTCAAGATTTACGGCTATAGCGATGATATCGTTTGTATCGAAAATTCTCGATACTTCGAGGATGAAATCGGGTGTTTCGATGTTGCCGGTGTCAGGCTCTTTCTGGACGACAACACGATTCTCTTTGTCTGCTTCTCCTCCGGCGTCTGGCGCATTTTCATCGAGCAGGAAGGCTCCGCGCCGCACCGGCACAAGGTCTGTCAGGAAACGAGTGAGGACGACTACAGCGATGAGTTTTACACCGAAGCTGAGGTTGTTCGACATGAAATTGCATCGGCGAGAAACTGAAGGAAGGTGATATTAGTGAATTTCTCTAAAATTCGTATGATGTTCTTTGATTTCGATGATACCCTTCTCATCCATTATCGGGAACAGAAACTCGACGCGACTGCCGACGCACACCGCGCACGGCTGCTGCGGTATGAGGCGGAGAACCGGGGCGGGTACAGGGTATTCGATGAGATTGGAGAAGCCAATACGCTTGTCCAGCATTTCCTCGAAAGCTGCGATGGTATCCCAAAATACTGCATTACCCGCGTACAGGACAGTATGACCCTGCCGTATAAAAAGCAGTGGCTTGAAATGCACTATCCGGGACAGTTCCTCGATGTCATCGGGACTGCTACCCCGGAACGGAAGACCTCCGTCATGAAGCTCCTGGCCCAAGCTGCCGGTCTGAATGCTGCGCAGGTTTTGTATGTGGATGACTACTACGAAGCCCTCAATGAGGCGGCAAAGGAAGGTTTCACAGTCATGACGGTACAGGAACTCATGCTGCGGCAATATACTGCGGAGCAATAATAAAGCGCTAAACCACGAACAAACTAAGGAGAACTACCATGAAAAAGATTCTGAAATTTCTTGCCGCTGCGGCATTTGCCGTCGTTGTGTACCAGCTTGTTTCGCTGCACCGCAAACGCCGTAAGATGGTCGAGATTGGTCAGCAGATTTTCCGGTGATACCTGATGGCGAAAACTCAGCTGACCCGCGATATTGAGGCCGCGCTTCATGCGTGGCATCCTTCCAGCTACGGCGGGTATCGGGTGGATTCGTTTCGTCAAGGGTTCGATGCCTTAGAAGTGCCGGTAGAATGCGGGTCTGTCAAATCCGGATTGGTCGATTTCGTCAGGGTTCAGGAATGCTTTACCTCCGAAACCAAATATGGGACCTGCAAACTGGCCTCGCTTATCGAAACGGATACGTGTGCTTCGCTTGCCGCGATTCAGCAAAAAGCAAAAGAGGCAACCTGCGTCAAGAATATTTCATCGCCGGATTTTTGCAGGGAGCACTGTTCCGAGCGATGGTGCCACTTCCACAAGACGAATCATCTGTATACGCTCGATGCCGTCATCACTTGTGTGGAAATCAAGATTTCTGTGAGCGATTTTCACTCGGCACACGGGCACAATTTCGTCGGGCACTGCAACTATTATGCGATGCCCACAGAGTTATATAAGAAGGTCAAAGGAGAGATACCAGAAGATATTGGTGTCCTGCTCTATTATGACGGCATGAGTACCTGCGGAATCCGAAAGGCGAAGGAGTGTAAGCCACAAATTCTTTCGGAAAGCACACAAAAATGGCTGATTCTGTCCGTTGCTAAAAGGCTGCCCCGGTTCGACAAGAACTGAGGGCAGCTTTTTTATATATTTTTTTGTTTAAGAAAGGACAAACTCAAATGCGGCGAACCAAAGCACTGATACTCGTTGCAACATTGGCTGTGCTGACCAGTGTTGCAGCCTGTACATGGCAAGCGGAACCTCTGCCTGCCGAATCAGCACAATCTGAATCCTCTCTCAGCACCTCTGAATCTGCGACGCAAGAAACAGCAGAAAAAGCGCAGAAAATCCCGGACTTATCCGGCGTACCGGAACCGAGCCCGGAACCGTCTGCGCCTTTTGAACCGTCTCCTACACCGCAACCAGAACCTTCCCCGGGTCCGACTCCCGAACCGACGCTTGCGCCGACTTCCGAACCTGCGGCAGCGACCTCTGTCTGGGGTGATGTTGCCCCTGCAGCATGGGGTCAAGCCTACGGCACGATTACCTGTGACGCGATTGGTCTTAACGCTTCTCTTATCTGGGGCGATGACCAGAGTCTTTTGAATCAACGCGATGGGGTGTATCAGTATCCCGGTTCTTATCAAGTCGGTGTGACCGGAGGACATCTGCTTTGCGCACATAACGACAGCGTGTTTTCTTTGCTGCAATATGTCAGCATAGGGGATAACTTTGTTGTGGACACCGATTACGGCGAGTATGTGTATTCCGTCACCCTGGCAAAACCCGGCTATGTATCCTCGGATGCGAGCACCGTGATTGCGGATGATGGCACTGTCCTCGTTAATTTCACAGACGGAATCGATAAACTCATCATGTATACCTGCTATCCGTTTGGGTATTACAGCCCAACGAATCAGAGATATGTGGTTCAGGCTGTTTTGCAAGCATGATTGGAGATGTAGTTTTAGGATGCAAAAAAGAAAAATCCGAAAATTCCTGCATTACACAGGAACTGTCTTTATTCCGCTCATCATTGCTATGATGGGCGTTTTGTTTTGGGTGAAAGTAATGAACGACATCGAATGGCTCCTTCTTTCCCCGAAGCATGTCGCGTTCGGCTGCGTTGCGAGCCTTGGCTTGGTTCTTTGCTGTATTTATGCGGACAGGATGCTGTGCCATGAGGTTTCGGATACGGTTTAAGTATTGCATGTTCTTGCGATACCGGTAAAATAGAATTGTACGATAGATACCAGATATCTTACAATTCACAATTTCGTTTTTAGCGGACTTATCCCTTTCGGGGGATGGGCCCGCTTTTTTTATTTGAAAGGAGAACAAAACCCATGCAAACCAAACACGAATTTCTTCGGAGAACTGCAGCGGTAATTGCTGCGTTCTTCACATTGACATTCACAGGCTGCGGTCAGACACCGGAATCTCCGGAAAGCCTTCCTGTATCCGGGGTCGTCTCAGAAACTACCGCACAAAGCGGTCAGGAGACGGCTGGCGTATCGGAAGGCGGCAGCTTTACCATCCACTTTATCGATGTCGGGCAGGCAGATTCCACCCTCGTTACCTGTGATGGGCACTCGATGCTCATTGACGGCGGCAATGCTGATGACTCGAACCTTGTATACTCAGTATTACAGCGCGAAACGGATGGACACTTAGACTATGTCGTAGGAACACACGCCCACGAAGACCACATCGGAGGTCTTTCAGGTGCCTTCGAGGCTGACACAGCCGATGTCACATTCTGTCCTGTGACAGAGTATGACAGCAAGGCATTCCGGAACTTTAAGGCTCGTGCGGACGAGAGAGGCGGCGGTATTACCATCCCGGCAGTGGGGGATACATTCACCCTAGGGGAAGCCTCCGTCACCGTTGTGGCTGTCAATTCCGTGCCTGAGGACACGAATAATACTTCTATCGTGATTCGCATTGTCTACGGAGATACATCCTTTCTGTTCACCGGTGATGCCGAGCAGGAAACGGAAGAGAAGATACTCGAATCCGGACAAAACATCGAATCCACAGTCTTAAAGGTCGGGCATCACGGGTCCAGCACATCCACCTCGCAGGCATTTCTGGATGCCGTGAGCCCTACTTATGCGGTCATATCCTGCGGCAAAGACAACAGCTACGGTCATCCGCACAGCGAGACCCTTGCAAAGCTCGCCAGTGCGGGCGTAGAGGTGCTCAGAACGGACGAACTCGGTGATATCTACTGCACCTCTGACGGTTCGGAAGTTACCTTCTCGTATGGGGAATACCACAAGGATGCTGATACCTCTGCTGCCGAGATAGAGGAGCCGCAGCAGCCTGACACAATTTCCGAGACCTACATTCTGAACACAAACTCTCGCAAGTTCCACCGCCCTGATTGCTCTTCTGCATCTCAGATAAGTGATGCAAACAGAGAGGAGTATACCGGCACAAGAGAGGAACTTATCGAGCAGGGATATACGCCTTGCGGATATTGCAAACCATAAATATCCAATCGGCCTCCAATCCATATAAGCCTATTTGAGTAGTACACGGAATGTCCCGCTCTGGACGAACCGGGTTCAGGAACGCGCCCTGGCTGACTCGAAAACGGCAAACGCCGATAAGGTACTAAAACGATAGCAAGTAAATCAGTCGCTGTTTACACAAATGGGCAGCGATTTTTTCTTGCCAAAATGTGCGAACCGAATAGAATGGATATTGTACGATAGATAACATCCCATATCGAAAGGGTTTTATGCCTTTCGTACAATTCACAATTTCGCTTAAAGGGCGGACTTCTCGTTTCTGAGAGGTCCGCCCTTTTTTGCGTCAAAACAAAAAACGTGTGATAACAAATTCGTGGTCATTATACACAAAGTCAAGTTCCGCAG